GATGTGTAGGAAAATTGGTAACCCCAGGAGACTGTAAATCTTCCGTCGTAATGGCATTGTTGGTTCAAGTCCAACCTCATCCACCAAATTAAAAAGAAAGGAAACATAATGAACTATTATGATTATCACGCAGCTGCTAAAATTGCAGATATGGTAGGTAAAGCTTTTACCAAAGTAACTGCCAGTGAAAACACATTGACCTTTGAAAACGATGTAGACCGTTATGTTTTCTTTCATATGCAAGACTGTTGCGAAACAGTTGGGATTGAAGACATTGTAGGTGACTTGAGTGATTTGGAAGGTGCTCCATTGGTAGTAGCCGAAGAAGTCGACGGAGAAACTCCTGCTGACTTTGAAGCATACGAAAGTTATACTTGGACATTTTACAAGTTTGCTACTCGCAAGGGTTATGTAGATGTAAGATGGTTAGGTGAATCAAACGGCTACTATAGCGAAAGAGTAGACTTGGGATATGAAAAAGTCTAAGATACTCTCGGCCTTTAGCTCAACTGGATAGAGTTCTGGTCTTCGAAACCAGCGGTTGGCGGTTCGACTCCGTCAAGGCCGACCAAACTGTTTAATTTAGCCGCGTAGCTCAGTGGTAGAGCATTCGCTTGATAAGCGAAGGGTCGTTGGATCGTTCCCAACCGTGGCTACCAATTTTTAGGAAAATCAAATGAAGATAACATTGAAACCGATCGCCGCTCCACGTAACCCCTTCGTGAAGCTGGCACTATTTAAGAAAGCGGGTAGTCATACGAAAAGCAATAAAGCAATTCGTAGACAAGAAAACAGCAAAAGGATCGTAGCTCAGTTGGTAGAGCAGTAGACTTTTAATCTATTGGTCCCGAGTTCGAATCTCGGCGGTCCTACCATATAAAAACACATTCGTAACCAAATGGGAGTGAAAAGTCCGCGGGGGGTGTGTTTCTATATGGTAATATAGCTCAGTTGGTAGAGCAGTGGCTTCATACGCCGCCTGTCAGTAGTTCGATTCTACTTATTACCACCAAATTGTTGGCTCATAGTGAAATGGTATCACAACAGATTTTGATTCTGCTATCCTAGGTTCGATTCCTAGTGGGCCTGCCAAATATTATGCTATATATAGTATGTGAAGAAATTGCGGGCGTGTCGTAATTGGTAGCCGAGATGGTCTTAGAAGCCATTACCGTAAGGTGTGTGAGTTCGAGTCTCACCGCCCGCACCACAGTAAATGCGAGTATGGCGAAATAGGTAGACGCAACAGACTTAAGAGTAAAATTTGAGTGCCTTATTGGAAACGATAAGAGTAGAACCTGTCAAATTCGGTGAAAGCTGTAAAATGCTAATACCGAGCGAAGCCCAAAAGGGAACGTGTAGAGACTAGACGGCAGGAACCTAAAGCGTAAGCAATGGTTAAGGTATAGTCCAGACCACAAACTGTAAGGGTAGTGAAAACTATAGTGGTAAGAAAATCTGTCGGGAGAAATCCCATCCCGGTTCGATTCCGGGTACTCGCACCATTATATACTGGCGTTAGTTCAATGGATAGAACAGTAACCTTCTAAGTTATCAATAGAGGTTCGATTCCTCTACGCCGGACCAATCAAAGATTATTTACAAACCGTAGTGCTTTATTGATATCACTGAAATACTGTAATTCAAAGTAAGTGTTGTCGTAGATATCTTGTACCATAACACAACATATACCGTCATTGTAAGACAAGTGGAAATGTAGGCCGCTTGGTGTTAGATTATCGTAAGTTCTCACAAAAATATTTATACCCCCATAGACAAATTGGTAAAGTCACTCTCCTCAAAAGGGAGTAATCTGTCTCAGTTCGAATCTGAGTGGGGGCACCAAATCAGGAAGTGTGGTAGAGTCCGGTTGATTGCAACAGTCTTAAAAACTATCGAGCACGCAAGTGTTCCGTGAGTTCGAATCTCACCACTTCCGCCAAGAAACAGTTGACACAGGTCTGTGTTGACTATATAATATAGCATATACTAACATAAGCAAAGTAAAGAAAAAATTATACACAGAATTCGGAAACGTGGCCGAGTGGCCGAAGGCAGCAGGTTGCTAACCTGTCGTACGTAGTAATATGTACCGTGAGTTCGAATCTCACCGTTTCCGCCAATGTATAGTTTTTGCCCGATTAGCTCAGAGGTAGAGCAACCGCCTTGTAAGCGGTAGGTCGTCTGTTCGATTCAGACATTGGGCACCAAGTTAGTTGCGGGATTAGTTTATTGGTAAAACAGAACCTTGCCAAGGTCCAGTGACCAGTTCGATTCTGGTATCCCGCTCCAAATTGCATCGTTAACTCAGTTGGTATAAAAACATAGACCTATGCTAAATATATGTGGAGGTCTATACTATGCCAAGTGGAATAAAAGGAAGCAACAGAAAATATAGTTGCCTATATTGTAATAAAGAAAACCTGTGGGGACATAGCAAAATTAATAAATTTTGTAATAATGTGTGCCAAGGACAATACAAATGGGAAAACGAAACTATAGATAGAATCGAAAAAGGTGAGGTTCCGGGAGGATCACCTTCTCTAAAAAAATACTTAATAGAAAAGTTTGGAGAAAAGTGTTTCGAATGTGGACAAGAAAGTATTTGGAATAACAAGTCTCTGGTGCTACAATTAGATCACATAGACGGTGATAGTGATAACAACTATCCAATGAATTTAAGATTACTTTGCCCAAACTGCCATACTCAAACAGAAAATTTTGGCAGTAAAGGTAAAGGAAGCAGATACAAGAAGATTACAAAGCGTAATCAGTATTTGAGAGAATATAAGAGCCTGGGTGCGTAGAGAGGTGATACGTCTCCTTTACACGGAGAGCGATACTGGTTCGAGTCTCTCACGATGCACCAAGTAAGTCTTGCTAGTGTAACGGCAGCATACCGGTCTCCAAAACCGTTGGTCGGGGTTCGAATCCCTGGCAGGACGCCATAAACCTGTGTAAATATATAATGAAATTAAATGTTGTTTTACGCACTTGTGATCGTACAAGTTTACAAAGCGATCGTATCGTACCTAAAAATGAGTGTGTATGGCGATGCCTGAATTCTCTGAGTAGAAGTTTAGAAAAATCCAAAGTAGATTTTCAATTGCACATAGTAGACGATTATTCAAGTGCAGAAACAGTTGATAAAATACAAACTATTGCTCCCAAGGGCACAACATTTGATTTACTACCCGAACGAGATCAAACTGGTCTCAATGGTAAACAAAAATCAAGATACTCAGTTAAACAGGCCTACGATTATATTCACCGGTTGCCCGAAAATGAATTGGTCTATATAGTGGAAGATGACTACTTGCACTATCCTGACAGCATTAAACTTATGATTGCTGCTTATGAATATTTTGTTAGTCTTGATACTAGTATGAGTATAGGAATATTCCCCCAAGATTTTAATCAGATGTACCCACATCCTGAAAATCCATTTAACCACGTATATGTAAGGCCTTGCATAGTACTTCCCGGGCCTGACCGTTACTATAGAACCACTTGGTACACACAAGAATCTTTTTTAGTCGCCAAATCATTGATTACCAAATACCGAGATGGCTTTGATAAGCTATTGAAAATTGGCTCAGATGATGTTTCATGGGAAGGCAGTAGTTTAAGTACAGTTTGGAATAAACCTGATGTTAAAATGTTAATGCCCTTGGGCACACACACAATACATTTAGGTGCTGAAAGAGACATATCTTTCTTTGTCAAAGATTGGCAAAAACTTTGGGAGCGAAATCGAGTATGAACTATTTGGTAGTCGGGGCAGGATTCAGTGGTGCCACAGTTGCTAGAATGTTAGCAGAACAAGGGCACACTATCACAGTAATAGATCAACGTCCACACATTGGTGGTAATGCATACGATTATGTTGACCAATACGGTCTGAGAGTACACAAATACGGTCCTCATTTGTTTCACACCAGCAATAAAAAAGTTTATGATTGGTTGAGTAGATTCACCGAGTGGGTACCTTACGAACACTATGGTAAAGCATTGTTAGCCGACGGTACTTATGTGCCTTGGCCCGCTAACCTAAATACCTTGGATCGTGTTCCTGCAGATGATTATGTCAAAACTTTTATCGAACCTTACTCTACTAAAATGTGGGGCAAGTACTATAAAGAGTTAGATCCTGAAGTGTTGAATAGGGTCAGGATTCGCGATAATCGTGACAATCGGTATTACGAAGATACTTATCAAGTGTTTCCTGCAAACGGGTACGAAGCATTGTTTACAAATATATTTGATCATCCAAACATCACAGTGAAATTGTCTACTCCGTTTGACCGAACATTGGAAACAGCGTTTGATCATACATTTAACAGTATGGCCATCGATGAATACTATGATTACTGTTACGGTGCATTGCCCTATCGTTCAATAAAGTTTCATCATTATAGTTTGCCTGTGCCTCATTTGTTTCCTACTACAACTGTTAATTTTACTCACGACGGTCCTTACACCCGTGCTACAGAATGGAAACACATTTCAGCACACGGAGAAAATCCCCACTATACATCAATCACCGTAGAAGAGCCCTGTGACCCGGCAGAAGTCAACGGAGAAAAATATTACCCAGTGCTGACTCCTGCAAATAAACTGTTGCATAAAAACTACAAAGCCATACCCAATGATCGTGTGACTTTTATTGGTAGATGCGGTAATTATGTCTACTTGGATATGCATCAAGCAATATCTTCTGCTATGGCAATTGTTGACTATTATTCCAAATAGTGTTATAATAACAGTATGGAAAAAATACAACCAAAACTTTATGTATTAATCGGAGTACCGGCTAGCGGTAAAAGCACGTGGGTCAACGCCCAAAATTGGTCAAATGATTGTGCTATTGTCAGCACAGACTATTGGGTAGAGCGTGAAGCCAAGAGTCGAGGTGTTACTTATTCAGAAATTTTTGAAGAGTATATGCCTACTGCACTGGAGTTGATGCTTCATATGGTAGAACTTGCCTACGAAGAAGGTCGTGATATTATATGGGATCAAACCAGTACTACAGTATCCAGTCGTCTAAGAAAAATAAAGTTACTGCCCGATTACTATAAAATTGCGGTAGTGTGTAAAACCCCGCCGATGAGTGAAATAATGACCAGAGTGAACAACAGACCTGGTAAAAATATTCCACGCGATGTGATTGTGAAAATGATTAAAAATTGGGAAGATCCTACCCTTGAAGAAGGATTTGACGAAATTTGGAATATAAACTAAAGGTGTAACATAATGGCAGGCAAAGCGAAATCAGTTTACTTAACTGTAAACAAAAAAGGGTCCACAAAGACAGAGTTTACCAAAGTATTCTTTGATGCTAAAGCATACAACGAATTTGTTTCTACAGAAGAGTTTAAGGCTAAATGGCCCGTTGAAGAATATAACATAATAAAAGAAACCTATTAGTAAAATCAAAGGAGGCAACTATGCCTGGCGTATTTTTAGTCAGTGACACACACTTTGGTCACGCAGGAGTCTGTAGATTTATGCGAGATGACGGTATTACAAAATTGCGTCCTTGGGATAACACCGAGGAGATGGATGAAGCTATGGTCAAGGCTTGGAATGAACGGGTAAAGACCACTGACAAAGTCTACCATTTGGGAGATGTTGTTATCAATCGTAAGGCCTTGAACATTATGCATCGCTTGAACGGAGACAAAGTCCTGATCCGAGGCAATCACGACATCTTCAAAGACGAAGACTATCGTGTGCATTTTCGTGAGTTACGTGCATACCACGTGATGAATGGATTGATATTGAGTCACATTCCGGTGCATCCAGATAGTTTGGGCCGATTCGGAACCAATATTCACGGACATTTGCACAGTAACCGTGTAATGACCTCCGCCGGCACCAAAGCCAAGCCAGAAATTGATGTTAGATACCATTGTGTATGCGTAGAACAAACTCCAGACTTTGCGCCCATCTTGTTTGAAGATGTGTTAAAAAGAATCACAAACGAAGGCGGTACTATCGGATTTAAGAATGGCAACGGCCCTATAATGTAAATACTACACTAATCTATAAACTATGAAATACGTAACACCCCCAAAACAACCATTACAAACAAACACACAAACGCTGATTCCAACCGGTGTTAATTTAGTTGAACTAAATGCAACTGCAATGGAATTACACAACAACCAACAATACGATGCTGCCAGAGAAAAATATCAAGCAGTACTTGCAGTTGAGCCGAATTATTTTGATGCATTGCACCTATTAGGTCTAATGGAGGCTCAGGCTGGAAATGTAGAGTTGGGTTTGGAATTGTTAGCCAAAGCAGAAACAGTTAATCCCGATGTTGCTTTCTTGTACAACAATCGTGCAGGCATTTATAAACTAAACGGAGATCCGGCAGCTGCGTTAGAAGACTGCGATCGAGCACTAAAGCTCAACCCCAGATTTACTGAAGCACAATTGAATCGTAGTCTAATATTATTAGATTTACGCAGACTTGACGAAGCATTGGCTGCTTCCGAAAAAGCATTAAAAATGTTGAACCATCCCAGTATCCACAATACTCGCGGAGCAATCTTGAAAGAGATGGACAAGATTAATGAAGCACAGGCCAGTTTTACTGCTGCAGTAAAGTTAGATAAAACATATCCCGATAGTTATAACAATCGTGGAGTTATCCTGATGGAAATGGGAAAAACTGAAGATGCTATCAAAGATTTTCTGACGGCATTGGAACTTAACCCATCGCATAATGCTGCCCGTGCAAATTTAGCAGGTGCATATTCAGACGCACATAAATTTGATTTAGCAATAGAAACCTACAATCAGGTATTAGAAGCAAATCCAACCGACAATCAAGTTAGAACACATAGAGCTATGTGTTTGTTAAATCTTGGAGATTTTGAAAATGGTTGGGCAGAATACGAAGCTCGTTGGTACGTGACTGAAGGTCCTATGTATAGAAGTTTACCAGAATACGAGCAACCTTTGTGGACAGGTGAACAACCATTAGAAGATCGTATACTTTTATTGTACTCAGAACAAGGACACGGCGACGGATTGCATTTTAGTAGATATGCAAAATATGCAGTTGAAGTATTAGGTGCAAAAAAGGTGTATCTACAAGTAGACGAATCTTTAGTTGAATTGATGGAAAGTCTATCTCCTAAAATAGAAGTAATTCCATTCCAACAGTCTGCAGTTATTCAATTTGATTATCATTGCAGTCTCATGAGTATGCCTTTGGCCTGTAAAACCAGTTTAGATAATATTCCTTATCCTGACAAGTATTTGAAAGCCCCTACTAAAAAAGTAAATGCTTGGAAAAAGAAATTAGGCACTACTGATAAATTGCGTGTGGGTCTATGCTGGAATGGTGGATACAGAGCTGAGCCACAGTTTCAAATTTCCAATAATAGACGTAACATTTCTTTTGGCAGATACAAGAGTTTTGCCGACGACAATGTTGAGTTTTACAGTTTACAAAAAGGTGAAGCTGCAGAAGCTGAATTAGCAAAAACACTTAAAGATAAAAAGTGGAAAGGTCCAAGACCTATTAATTTTGTAGATGAATTCAAGTCTTATGCTGATACTGCGGCCTTGATTATGAACCTAGATCTAGTTATTACTGTTGACACCAGCGTAGCACATTTGGCAGCTGCAATGGGCAAAAAAGTATGGATTTTAAGTAGATTTGATGGTTGCTGGAGATGGATGTTGGAAAGATCCGACTCTCCTTGGTATGACAGTATAACACTTTATAGACAAACTGAATTTGGCGTATGGGATGATGTGATTGAGCGAGTTGCCAAAGACCTGCACTCATTGAGTGATAATTTTTCAAAGTAACTTCTCTAACTTAAATATTATTTTAACCCTTCAACTATTATGTCACTCAAACAAGAAATTCTCAAATATAGCCGCCAAGAAACTATGGCACCACTATCCAGCTGGTTCGAAGCCCAATTGGACGATCTAATTGCACAAAATGTCTATGTAGATCAAAACACGCTGGAAGATACTGGCCGCAAATTGGTTAGCGGACTAATTGCCTATGCCAAAAAATACAACATTCAAACTGCCGCTATCGGTATGAGTGGTGGTGTAGACAGTGCACTGACTGCTGCGTTATTCAAAGCCGCAGGATGGCGAGTAATAGGTATCACTATGCCTATTCACCAAAAACAAGAAGAAACTGACCGTGGGGTTGAAGCTTGTAAAGCACTAGGCATTAGCCACAAACACGTGGATTTGACCAAATCATATGATACACTACTAAAAAGTATCGCAGAGCACGACCCTGCTATTAACAATGCTGACCAAGCATTACGCAGAGGCAATCTAAGAGTCAGATTGCGTATGATGACCGTCTACAACGAAGCCAGTGCTAACAAAGGTTTGGTTGCCAGTACTGATAACTTCAGCGAGTTGGCTGCTGGATTTTGGACACTACACGGCGATGTAGGTGATGTTGCTCCTATTCAAAGTCTGCTAAAAAGTTGGGAAGTTCCTAAGCTAGCAGAAATCTACGGTGTACCTGACAGCACAGTATTTGCTCGTCCCACAGACGGACTTGGTATTACTGATGGCGACGAAGATCAATTTGGATTCAGTTATCTTGAATTTGATCTAGTACTAATGAAACTGTGTCAAGCACCTAACTTGACTACACGTTTGGAAATGATCAACTACTTGAATCTGCCAGATGACGAGCACGTGGTCAAAGTAAATCGTATCTTGGATCGTATCAAGGGCAGTACATTCAAGAGAGCCAATCCCTACAATTTAGATCATCCACTACAACCAGATCGTTATCCTGGTCTAAAAAGTGTTGACACTAACTTGTGGACCGCTATCTAATCAATTAGACGAATTTGTAATCATGGTATAAATACGGGTGCTACTAACCTGTTACTGCCATGATTTACACCATCAAAAATATTTCTGACCCTCTGGCCACATATCTCAAAGACGATCCTGTGCGCCCACACATCCCCCATGACCAACGCTTCGGAGCCAATAGACAAGTATTTGCCTTGACCGACGAAGTCAACACAGTTAAGGCTGTTATTTGTGCTAGATTTTGCACAGGTATTCCCAGTACCGAACAAGAGCTACTAGCCGATAATAGCACTGACCCTGACACAGTGGTATTCTATACCATATGGAGTTATCGACCTGGAGCCGGCCAACAGCTGATACGCGAAGGACTTCAATTGGTAAAAAAAGAGTTGCCCACTGTTAAAAGATTTGTTACACTTAGTCCTCAAACGGAATTAGCAAAACGCTTCCATTTGAAGAACGGTGCTAATGTATTCAGGATTAACACTGATACTGTTAATTACGAATATATATAGTATCAACTATAACTTAACAATCAATGAATTCTGTAAAAAACTATGTGGTGTGTGCTCACCGCCGAATAAAAAGTACCAAATGGATTTGGAAAGATACTAAAGACGAGGGCGATATCTACGAACTGTATCGACAGATGTGTTTGAACAGTTTGGCCAGTGCAAGACATTTTCTCGAAGGTGATTGGGAATATGTTGTACTTGATGAAGAAATTGAACACATCAATGACGCAATGCCATTGAATAATGATCGTGTGCACGACCTTTGGCACCGTGAACCCTGCAACATTCTATGGGTCGGACCTGACGTGCAGTTTGTTAAGCCTACAAAACTGTTTGGCGAGTTCAATGAATTCAGACTGTTTAACTGGACTGATCCCAAAGTCTGGTACGAACCTAACCAATATAATGCTCGATTCGATAACTTGTTTAACAATGATCTACAGTATTATCCCAGCAATATGGATCCTAAGTTGTGGGAAATTGAACGTGAAATGCGTGCAGCTTGGGACACAACTGACGGAATGGGCAGCTATAACAATCAACAGATCATCCATAATACCATGTTCTGGAGTCAGGGATTAGAGTGGGAAGATGCACATCGTCCTGACTTGTTTTATCAAGCACAGTGGATTCCCAATTGGGCCAGCATAGCTACTCAAGACGAGTGGAACGGTTGCAAATACGAAGATGCACAAGTGATCCATTGGCACAGCAGTCGCCACGCACCCACCAAGCTAGCTTGTATGCAACAGGTTAACGAAGCGTTGGGAATCGAACCTGCCACTGAACTAAAATGAAAATAGCAGTTTTAGGTGCAAGAGGATTCTTAGGATCTTTTCTCTGTCGTTGGCTGAATAAAAAGCACATAGTCATAGAAGTCACAAGAAATATACTCGATCTCACTGACTACATTAGTGTTAGCCAATGGCTAATGACCGTACAACCTGATGCAGTTATTAATTGTGCTATCAGTGGCGGTGGTCAGGGAATAGAAGATATTAGTTATTCGGATGTCCAGCGTGATCTACAGATATTTCTTAACTTTTACAACAATACCGGTGGTTTTAAGTACATAAATATTAGTAGTGGTGCTGAGTTTGATCGTCGTACAGATATTGACAAAAAACCAGAATCTGCGATACTGCTTTCCCATCCACTGGAGTCATACGGCTTTACCAAAAACACCATTTCCCGTATGGTTCTCAACAGAGACAATTTTTATAATCTTAGATTATTTGGTTGCTTTGACCGCACAGATCCCCCATTTAGACTATTCAAAAAGTTTAAGCTACAACAAGCAATTGCTGTAACTGATAGGTACTTTGACTATATCAGTGCCAGCGATTTTGCACGAGTAGTTGATTACTATCTGCAGGATATTGTGTTGCCCAAAGATATCAATTGTGTATACGAAGACAAATTACTGTTAAGCGAACAACTAAAACTGTTTGCAAGATATCACATAACCAACGCTGAGATTAATGTAATTGGCACTGATAATAAAAACTACACAGGCAATGGTCAAGTGTTGGCAGATTTGGATATCCTACTAGAAGGATTAATAAAAGGAATTAAAAAATATGAGTAAAAAAGTTGTTTATGTAACAGGTTGCTTGGGATTTATTGGAATCCACGTGACCCGGGCTTGCCTTGAACAAGGATGGTATGTAACTGGTGTGGATAAAATTACCTACGCCAGTAATACAAAATTCCTAGATGAGTTCTTGGCAAATCCCAATTTCCAGTTTATACAAAAAGACATTAACGATTTGGATAGACTGTATGAGTGTGATTATATCATTAATACTGCCGCAGAAACACACGTGGATAACAGTATTATGAGCAGTGATGTGTTCTTAAAAAGCAATGTAAACGGAGTGCATCACTTGTTGAAGCTGATTACCGAAAAAGCCAAATACAAAATGCCCACACTACTGCATTTTAGTACAGACGAAGTCTACGGTGATATCCTTGAAGGCAGTCACGTGGAAACAGATTTGTTAAAACCCAGTAATCCCTATAGTGCTACTAAAGCAGCCGCAGATATGTTGATTTTGGCTTGGGCAAGAACTTTTAACTTACCATACGTTATTGTTCGTCCTACCAACAACTATGGCATTGGCCAGTATGTGGAAAAACTTATTCCCAAAAGTTGTAAACATTTGACCATTGGCAAACAAATTGATCTACACGATCGTGGCCTTCCTGTTCGCACTTGGTTGCACGCAGAAGATACTGCTCGTGCAGTATTAACCATTATCAACAGTGGGGTTCAAAACGAAATCTACAACATCAGTGGCAACGCTGAATTGCAAAACATTGTGGTAGTTCAAAAGATTATCGAATACTTTAACGGTGACAAGGACTATGCCAAATATCTTTTTGATATGGTGCGTGTGGGACAGGATCAAAGATACAGTATCGATGATACTAAACTCAAAACTTTGGGCTGGCAACCACAAGCAAAGTTTGACAAAGAGCTGAAGAAGATAGTACAATACTACAAGAACAACTTTATTTGGTGATCAATGGAAGAAATATTAAAACTCGTGCGTGAATATGCAGAACAAAAATCTGCAAAGAAAACTTGGACTGCTGGTAAGGATTTTGTCAACTATGCAGGTGCTTACTATGATGCGGAAGAATATGCCGCAGGTGTAGAAAGTCTATTAGGTGGCTGGCTGGCCATGGGAGATGCTGGATTAAAATTCGAGCGTAGATTCCCCAAGCAGTTTGGTAAACAGTTGGGCATTGTTACCAACAGTGGTAGTAGCAGTAACTTGTTAATGATGAGTGCACTAACCAGCAAGCGAGGACATAACCTGCCCAAAGGCACAAAAGTGCTGATGCCTATTGCAGGATTTCCCACTACACTAAACCCTACACTACAAGTGGGATTTACTCCAGTGTTTGTGGATATTGAATTGGATTCTCTGAATCTCGATCTTGATGCAGTTGAACAAGCATTGGCTGCAGATCCAGAAATTCGTGTTATTACTTTTGCCCACGTGTTGGGTAATCCTCCCAATATGGATCGATTGATGCAGTTGGTCGACAAGTATAATCTTATACTACTAGAAGATTGTTGTGATGCATTGGGCAGTACTTATGATGGCAAGCCCTTGGGTAGTTTTGGTCTAATGGCCAGTTGCAGTTTTTATCCTGCACACCATATGACCATGGGCGAAGGCGGATATGTTGCTACAGATGATGCCAATACAGATGTAATACTTCGCAGTTTCCGTGAATGGGGCAGAGGTTGTTACTGTGTTGGACCAGATGCCAACAAACTCAAATGCGGTACTTGCGGCAAGCGTTTTAACAATTGGATTGAAACACTACCTGATGAAATATTCGACCACAAGTATGTTTACGATGAGATCGGCTATAACCTAAAACCAATCGAACTACAATGTGCTATGGGTCTAAAACAGTTGGATAAACTGCCAGAGATTCACGCACTGCGCCGTCGTAACTATCAATTGCTGTATGATATCTACAGCAAGTACGAAGAATTCTTTATTGTTCCCAAGCCCCAGGCCAAGAGTGATCCCAGCTGGTTTGCTTTCCCTATTACCATTAGGTCAAGCGAACACTTCAAACGCAGTGACATTGTGGACTATCTCGAAGAGAATCTAATTCAAACTCGTCCATACTTTGCTGGCAATATTATGCTACAACCCGCATACAGTCACTTGATGGATCCACAGTTGGCCAAGAACAACTTCCCCAATGCTACCCACGCTATGACAAATACTTATTTCCACGGTACAAGTCCGGTGATTACACCCGAACAAATTGCTTACATTGGAGAAAAAGTAGATGGTTTTATGAGTCTATTCACATGAAAAAATTAAGTACTGCCGCAATGAACATTGATGGACAACCAATGTTCAAATATTTAGATCGTGCCCGTAAGCTAGAAGCTGAAGGTCGTTCAATGATACATATGGAGATTGGTGATCCAGATTTCTGCACACCACCAAACATCACTATGGCGGCTGTTCGAGCGTTAGCTGAAGGACGTACACACTATACCAGCAGTTGGGGCGACTTGGAGTTTAGAGAAACCATTAGAACTGCTACTTACAAAAGTAGAAAGTTTATGCCAGACTTGAATCAAGTATTGGTAGTACCCGGTGCTAACATTGGCATTTACTATGCGGTGTTTACACTTTGCGATCCCGGAGAGGAAGTATTGGTACCAGATCCTGGCTTTGCTACCTACTACAGTTCAATTAAAATGTGCGGAGTAAACGCAGTTCGTGTTCCTTTATTAGAGGAAAACGGATTTAGAATGCAGGCCACAGATGTACGTGCACGTATCACTGACAAAACACGTTTACTGATTCTAAACAGTCCCAACAATCCCACTGGTGCAGTAATGACTCGGCAGGAGTTGAAAGACATCTACGATCTTTGTGTAGAAAAAGATATCTACTTATACAGTGATGAAATTTACAGTCGTATGATTTACGATGACTATGACTTTAGCAGTCCTGCACAGTATGATCAATGTCGCACACACGTTATATTAAGTAATGGATTCAGCAAGGCCTTTGCTATGACTGGATGGCGATTAGGTGCACTAATCGGTCCCCCTGAAGTTATGGAACGTATGAGTCAGTTGTTACAAACCACCAGTAGTTGCGTTAGTAGTTTTATTCAAAGTGCAGGTACCGAAGCCATACGTGGTCCACAGGATGCAGTATATTCAATGATGAAAACCTATGAGCAACGCAGGGATCTATTGGTAGAGGGCCTAAACAATGTGCCTGGATTCTCTTGCCAAAAGCCTGGCGGAGCATTTTATGTGTTTCCCAATATTACAGGCACTGGACTTACTGATGTTGAAGTATGCGAACAACTAATGGATCAAGCTGGGGTAGTTACTGTTCCAGGCAGTTGTTTTGGAGAACACGGAGCCGGACACATTAGACTATGCTATGCTACAGACAGAAATAGCATAATGTCGGCAATTGCAAGAATTAAACAATGGGCAGAAAAATTATGAGAGTATGCGATTGGATTGCGGAATATCTTTATAGTCAAGGAGTAGAACGTGTACACGGCCTTATGGGCGGTGGTGCAAGCGGTCTAAACGATGGCTTTATCAAACAAGGACAAATTGGTTATATTTGTTATCACCACGAACAGGGTGCAGGTCATGCTGCCATTGGAGAAGCAAAATACACGGGCCGTTTGTCAGTAGTCAATCCCACAACTGGTTGTGCTGGCACCAACTGTGCTACCAGTGTACTAGATGCTTGGCAAGACAGTACACCTGTGTTGTTTCTCAGCGGTAATGTCAGACTAAACACCTGTAGTGGTTATATCAATCAAACACAAGGTATTAACATTCGCAAGTACGGTATTCAAGAACACCACGTGGTTGATACCTACAAGTCAATGACCAAATTCAGTTACTTTGTCACTGATGTAAAAGATGTTGCGTATGTTATGCAGTATGCGGTGTATATTGCACAGGCCGGAAGACCAGGTCCAGTTTGGGTTGATATTCCCGGAGACATACAAACTGCAGAAATGCCCGCACGCTACAGAGAATACACTCCACCGACATTGCCCACAGTGGCAAAAAATGCGGTAGATTATTCTGCAATTAAAACTGCCATAGCAAATAGTCAACGGCCTATTGTATTGGCAGGCTACGGCATCAGACAAGCCAATTGCGTAGATGAATTTGTTGAATTTATCGAACAGTATCAAATGCCTTTTGTTAGTACATATGGAGCGAGAGACTATATTACAGACTCGCACTCTTTAAGTATTGGTGCAGTGGGCATCAAAGGCAGTCGTGCCGGTAACTTTGCACTAACCAATGCTGATTTGTTATTGGTGTTGGGCAGTAGTCTGGGTGGTAGTGTTATTGGCTACGATCCAAAACAGTTTAGTCCTGCAAGTTATAAAATTGTAGTGGATATTGATTCAAACGAATTAAAAAAGAATATTGTTAAAATTGATGCTGCTTACAACATCAGCTTAAAAGAATTTTTCGGAGCAATGCTATGACACGTGAAGAATGGATCAATAAATGTAATGATTGGAAATCTGCTTGGCCAGTTATTCAGCCCGAATACTTTGATGATGCCGATGGTACGGTGAATATCTACGCAGTATTAGATGCAATTAACCAACACAGCGGTGCATACCAAGTGTTAATGGGAGATGCTGGCAGTATCAGCTACGCAGGCCCAGTAGCATTGAAGGCCAAAGCAGGTCAAAGATTTGTGTTTAACCCTGCTCAAGCTGATATGGGATGGGCACTGCCTGCGGCCATTGGAGTGGCACTTGCTGGAGGCAATGTTATTAGTATCATCGGTGACGGTAGTTTTATGAGTAACTTACAGGAGCTAGCAGTTGTTCGCCAACACAACCTAAATATCAAGTTTATTATTTTGAATAACAGTGGATACTTGAGTATTAGAAACACACAAACCAAATACTTTAACGGTCGAGTGTTTGGTACTAGTAACGAAACTGGACTTTGGTTCCCTAAATTCAAAGACATTGCAGATTCGTTTGAAATTGGTTATGCAGAAGTCAATGGTGTTGCGGGATTAGCTGACTTTGCCCAATTATTATCAGCACCAGGTCCTGCTATCATCAACTGTATTTGCAAAGCCGAACAGGAAATTTTGCCAGCACAGGCATTGAAAAATGGCAAGCAAGCTGGGTTACACGATATGACACCATTCTTGACAGACGAAGAATTATCTGCGGAAATGATAGTCAAAGTCTAATAAATATCAGTATGAGTGCATACTGGCAAGACTATGTAAAAGCTGCTTATGATCTTATACTGGAAAGTGAAGGTCAAACTGCAGTTTACTTGGACAATGATGTAGAACAATATGTTGTACATCTTTTTGCAAAAAATTTCCAAAGAACTGATATCGGCGAACAACCAATTGCAATACAGATGTTGGAAGCGGTTAATGGTAAACAGTTTGATCGTTATCAAACCATAGCAGATGAATGTTTGCTAATTCACAGTTACCCATTAAAACGCAGACGCTGGCCCACCGAAACTTACTATTTGGATATGGGCACCACTGCATACGGTATGGCCAATATTGAAATTATGGAGCATAATTTCCAAACGGCCAGTCAGGTATTACACACAGTTTTCAGCAAGATTGGTTAAAATAACCGTTGACCTAAAATGCATAATATGCTATTATTATGTATAACTTAACCACACAAAGGTCTACTATGTTTGAATCAATTGAAATCCGTAAAGCCGCAAATGGCTTCATCTTAGTCGTCAATACCGAAGACGAAAGCAAAGAATTTGTTTACGATACCAGTCGTAAGGCAATGAGAGTACTAAAGCAATATTTAGAAGCTGATAACAAAAGCGAAGAATAACCCGCCAAATTGGCAAGGTATTGCAAATTAATCCCAATGGTGTTATACTAATGGTTCACTACAAATAAAGGAATTAATTATGGAATGTACTTTCTGCAGAAAATGGCACTTCAAGGGCATCGAAACTTGCACCGAAGCACCTAAAAAACCCGCACCGCAAAAAGCTCAGTAATTGTTGTAAAAAAGTAACAAGCAGTTTGCCCAAATTTGGGCATTCTGCTATAATTGTAACTTAACAACAAGGAGCTAGTATGCAGTTTAACACATCACCTGTTAGTACTTTGTATGTAAAAGTTAATTTTAAGCGTAGTCCCTATAAACGGGACGTTACAGCTTTGCGTATAGTTGCCCAAACTTACTCCAATTTTGTCAGCAACAATGCGTTATTTTTAGTAGATTTGCCCCCAAAAACGGCAAGTTTATTAACAGTAGAGGCAGCAGTAGAAGCACTAAAAACTCGTGCAAACGCCTTAAATGTTAGTGTTAAAATGCCCAATAATGTATACAAAACACTTGCACGTCGTGTAGCTGTTGCATAAAAACAACACTAAAAGCCTGCCATTTTGGTGGGTTTTTGACACAAATTCTGTCTTTTGCTATAATACTTGTATAGTAATTAAAAAGGAGCTAACAAAATGTCACAGTTTATTCAAATTACACAAGGCACTTATCGTAATCAGCCAGTTAACGGTATGGTGTTTGAGCTAGTAGAACAGTATAAATCAGGTGCAAATGGTGGTTTTGTTACTGTTAAAAATAACGGCACTTTCCCAGATTTTCCAGAAAAACTTCGCATTAGATGCGGCGGAATGGACAGTTACAATTTTACAACTTCGACGGAGAATACAACAATGGTAAAAACAGTTACCGCACCAATGGCAGTAGTAGAAACAGATGAGCAAGCCATTGAGCGTATTAGAGAGCGTTTTGAAATCCTTACAGAAATGACCAAAGCTGCTACCAATGGCGACATTCGTGCTATGATTGTGTCAGGCCCCCCTGGAGTTGGTAAGAGTTTTGGCGTAGAGCAAGAAATAGAAAAGGCTTGCTTGTTCGACCAAATTGCAGGCAAGAAACTCCGCGCAGAAGTTGTAAAAGGTTCTGCAACTGCTCTTGGATTGTATAGTACACTCTACAAGTATTCGGACAGTAATTGTGTGTTGGTGTTTGACGACTGTGACAGTATTTTGCTAGATGATGTTGCACTCAACTTGCTTAAAGGTGCGCTTGACTCAGGTAAGAAACGCAAAATCTCTTGGTTGTCAGACAGCAATTTGTTGCGTAGAGAAGGTATCCCAGATAGTTTTACATTCAGCGGTAGTGTTATCTTTATTACCAACTTGAAGTTTGACCAAATGAAATCTCAAAAGTTACGTGACCACTTGGATGCACTCCAGTCACGTTGCCACTATTTGGATTTGACATTGGATACACAGCGTGATAAATTGTTGCGTATTCAGCAGATTGCCAAAGATGGCGTATTGTTTTCGGACTATGATTTCGAGCAAGTTACACAAGACGAGATCATTGAGTTTATGAATGAGAACAAAGACCGTTTGCGTGAATTGAGTTTGCGTATGGCTCTTAAGATTGCAGATTTGCGCAAGAGTTTCCCTACTCGCTGGAAAGCAATGGCTACCACAACTTGTATGAAAGCTGCTTAATGTATACTGCTAAAGATAAAGCAGTGATGAAACTTTGCGAAGGGGAAAAAGGATTCGCCATCTTAGATAGTATGGTTACTTATCCCCGTGCCAGTATAGAATTCAGTGTTGATTGTCCTGCAGAATACATACAGATGATTCGGCGAGCACATATGAAGGGTTGGTTAAAACTGGTTGCATACGTTAAGGAAGAAGAATACATATGGAATCGATTGCAAAGTGAGTAAGTTGTTTTTCTGTTTCGGTTGCCTACTTTTCTCAGTTAGCTCCTCGGGCAACCTTTTATAAGCTCTACTTCGGTAGAGCTTTTTTTGACTTTGTTTTACAAGTGTGTTAGAATTAACAAATGATAAAATTCAATTACGTAGAAGATTACATAGAGTTTTTTGCTGGTGACAGAGATGCCGCCGGCACGCTCATTGGTTTGTTTGACAGTCACAAATCTCCCATTAGTCTTGCAAGATACGATATTGCTATTGTCAGCAGTTTAAGTTCGCAAGTGGTTCATCATAACAAAGCCTACACTGACAAACAAGCAGACTTGGCCAAAAGACTGGTTATCAAATACACAAGACAACTGTCTAGACTGTCTCCGCCTGTTGCAGTGCCCGATGACCTACAGTTTAGAATGGGCATTAGAGTTGTTGATAGGACCAAGAGCATAACAGAAACCGACGAATATTATGTTATGCGATTCCCCTACGATAATGATTTTATCAATACAATCAAAAAGCAAATCAAAGAAGGCCAGGGCAAAATACTGTTCGACAAAGAACTAAGAGCTTGGTGCCTTGCTAAAACTGAATACAATTTGAATTGGCTAGTGACTATAGCTCCCACGTATGAATTCGAAATAGCACCCAGTATTCTCGCACAATATGATCAATTGACCGAAGTAGAAGCCAAAGGGTATACAATTGAATTGATACAAACGGGCGATCACTACACTATTACCAACGCCGCCGATAGTCTAATAGACTATGTTAACAGTAAATTGGGGGGCTTTGGTTTAGACAATTTACTCACATTAGTAGACAACAGCTCGGTATTAGGTTATAATGTAAACCAAGACCTACTGAATACGTTATACAGTATGTACGATCCCGATACCGTAGATTATTTAACTGAAAGAGTTGTCAGTAAAGAAACTGACAAACTTGGTTCAATAGTCAAGTATGCTAAATTGGTAAATAGATTGCCCGTTTACATATATGACAATGCTGCTGATAGAGTTGTTGTTGACGATCCTGCAGTTGTGTATTTGGCAAGAACAAGCCCCAGTGATCTACAACCTAAATTGATAGTAACACATACTGCAATGATGATAGGTTCCAAAAAACAAAGTTGGTTAGCCAACAGTGAAAAAATAATTAAACTAGAATGAACTGTACACTAATAATCAAAGACGAAGTCAACTTGAAAATCGAGGGGCTGGATCTTACCACAAGAAAAAATCTAGTTAACAAATTCAAATTTGAAATACCTGGTGCCAGATATACTCCTGCAGTTAGGCTGGGACGATGGGATGGCAAAGTAGCATTTTTTGCACTGGGCGGTACTAGTTATATCAACTTACTGCCAGAAATTTTGCCTTACTTGGAAGAACAGGGCTACGATGTAGAAATTGTTGACCAACGTGAGTACAGCACTACATTCAGCTTTGATGAAATACGCGAAGACAGTTTTAGTCATATCAAGTGGCCACCCAAACACGAACGTGCAGGTCAGCCTGTGATGTTGCGTGACTATCAAGTTGGTATTATCAACAAGTTTTTAGCCAACCCCCAATGCTTGCAAGAAGTAGCTACAGGTGCAGGTAAAACTATTATGACTGCCAGCCTGAGTGCGTGTGTTGAAAAGTATGGTCGCAGTATTGTTATTGTTCCCAACAAAAGTTTGGTAACTCAAACTGAAGCTGACTATATCAATATGGGATTAGATGTTGGAGTTTACTTTGGTGACCGCAAAGAGTTTGGCCGTACACATACTATTTGTACTTGGCAAAGTCTAAACAATCTGCTTAAAAACACACAAGCAGGAACTGCAGAAGTAACTGTTGGTGAGTTTATTGAAGGTGTAGTGTGTGTAATGGTCGATGAAGCACATATGGCCAAAGCCGACGCATTGAAGACGATTCTCACAAGTGTGTTTGCCCGAGTACCTATTAGGTGGGGATTGACCGGCACTATTCCCAAAGAGGATTTTGAGTTTATGTCCTTGCGTTGTAGTTTAGGCGAAGTATTGGGAAGACTCAGTGCCAGTGAACTACAGGAAGCAGGTCATTTGGCCAGTTGTCACGTTAAAGTACGTCAATTGGTAGACTATGTAGAGTACAAGGACTATCAACAAGAGCTCAAGTATCTTACTGAAAATGACGAGCGTATAGAATACATTGCTAATTTTATTGACAACATCAAAGAGTCAGGCAATACATTAATACTAGTTGATAGAGTTGCCAGCGGAAAACTTATTGTAAACAAATTAGGCGACCGTGCAGTATTTGTAAGTGGAGCCACTAAATCAAAGAATCGAAAAGAGGAATATGATGAGATTGCAACAAGTACTAATAAGATTTTGGTGGCGACTTATGGTGTGGCCGCTGTTGGTATTAATATCCCTAGGATTTTTAATTTGGTTCTTCTGGAGCCCGGAAAAAGCTTTGTTCGCGTTATACAATCAATTGGGCGAGGCATTAGAAAAGCGGAGGACAAAGACTTTGTCCAAATCTGGGACATCACATCGACGTGTAAGTTTGCAAAAAGGCATCTCACTAAAAGAAAGGCTTTCTATAAAGAAGCGAACTATCCATTCGAAGTGGAAAAGATAACTTGGCATTGACATTGCCAGGTCGTTAGTGTATACTAACAACATATAACAAGGATACAGTAAGTGCGTTTATTAACATTAGAAAATACCAGCTACGAATTAAATGAAATACCCGAAGAAATAGATGATATCAGATTCTGTGTATTAGATAATAGTGATCCCAAGGAACCTGATTACTTTTTTATACCTTTGATCTTTTTAGAAAGTTTTAATAGCCCAGCATTAGTATTGAACATAGGCGGTAATATAATTAAAATGCCCATAGACTGGCAACTGTTAATTGGAGAACCTGACTTAGGTGACTTAGAAGTTGTTCCTCTTACCAGTATCAATGACCGCGGATTCAGTGTATTTGCTTTTAATCCAATGGCAGGATTTAGGCCCGAGTTCTTCCCTGTGGAAGTAATCGACATTTACCAAGATGTCAAATGGTACTTTCCTAAACTAAAGCCCGGCCAGATGTTGGCAGTACCATTAGAGCACGGAGTAAAAAAGCCACTTTGCGTATTTTTTATCAAAGATATTAGTCGTCAAAGTGAGGTTGTTAACTATACTAAATGTTGGTAATGGTATGGGACAACTAAAACCTGGTGCTACTTACATATACGAACGAGTGGGCAATACCACTTATGCTAGGGAAATGGGCTCTGAGCCCAGTACCAGATTCCCAATTGGTCACGATTGGGATCCAGTTAGCGGACATAAACTTCCACCTGATGCTAGACTTGTAGACGGAAAAACAGTACACGAGCAAATAAAAGAAGACCAGATGTGGGGCGAAATCCGTCGGATGGCTCGGACAAATGTTACCTTGCAGTCAGAGTTAGAACGTGTTATAATAGTCTATAACTTGATTAAAGAAGAACAAGAAAGAGAAAACAATTCGGTTGCTTATCACAGGGTATAAAATGGATAAATTAAGTCTTAACAATGAACTACGACAACTGGATACACGTAATCGTGAATTTTATGATGAGTTAACTGACGAAGAAAAGAAAAAGTTCAGTACATATTTAATGTTGCGTTATAGTGCCAGCGTAGAGGGAGATCCTGATTTCCAAGAATGGTATCTTAGAGCTACCAATGAACGTGCCAATATCAATTTCTTTGATTTGAATCATCATCCTAAATTACAATGGTTATTGTTAAGTTCTGTTAGTCCTGGTATGGGAGTCAAAAGACATTATTGGCAAGGTGCCAAAAAAGCCGAAGGCAATAACAACAAGGCCATTAAGTTTTTAACACGCCTAAATCCAGAAATGAAAGCAGACGAAATTGAACTATTGGCAGAACTAAACACCACTGCAGATCTTAAAGCACACGCTCGTAGTATGGGAATGTCCGAAGCTGAAATTAAAAAGGAATTAGGTTGAGTTTTACTTGTCGTTACTGTAACAAAGACTTTAGAAAAGAAAGTAGTCTTCTTGCACATCTTTGCGAACCTAAACGACGTTGGCAACAGGAAAAAGAAACAGGTGTGCAGTTAGGATTAAAAGCCTATTTGAGATTCTATGAAATAACACAAGGTAGTGCAAAATTAAAATCCTACAAAGATTTTGTTGCCAGTCCTTATTATAGTGCGTTTGTCAAGTACGGCAGATACTTGGTTGCTATTCGTGCGGTAAATACCACTAGCTTTACTGAATGGCTATTAAGAAACAATAAGAAATTAGACAATTGGTGCAAAGATACATTGTATACCGAATGGCTATTTGATTATATGAAAAAAGAATCAGTGCAAGACGCACTGGAAAGAGCATTCAAAGAAATGCAGGAATATGCAGACGATCAAACAAGTTCTACAGTTAATTTTAACGACTATTTCCGTGTTGCGGGCAATAGTCTTGTGTGTTACCATATTACCACTGGCCGCATTAGCCCTTGGATTGTATACAATTGTGCCAGCGGTATTGCAGTACTTGATACACTCAATGAAGAACAAGTTGCGATGATATTGCCTTGGATTGATCCAGAATTTTGGCAGAGAAAATTTCAAGACTTTATGGCAGATACTGAATGGATCAAAGATATATTGAAATCAGCAGGACTATGAATCAAAAGAAGTTTTCCAGTGATATTGATATAGATTTCGGGGACCGCAATCGTGCATTGGCGTTGCTTAAAACAACTCCTGCAAGTATCATGCGAGACGGCAAGTTAATCAAGCATAATACTGGAGTCTACGCCACGGATGTATCCACAGATCCTTTGCTGGGTGTAGCCAGTATAGAGTATCAATCAGCTGAAGATCTAGGCTATACCAAGTTGGACTTTTTGAATGTCGGCCTGTATAATCAAGTACGAGACGAAGATCATTTGAATAGTCTAATGGCACAAGAGCCACCGTGGGATAAACTATATCAGCGTGAGTTCTGTGAGCAGTTAATACACATCAATCAGCATTATGATACACTGATTAAAATGCCCGAAGCAGTTAATACTATACCCCGTATGGCTATGTTTTTGGCAGTTATTCGTCCGGGAAAACGACACTTGATTGGCTTGCCCTGGGCTAAGGTTGCTGAAACTGTGTGGCAACGACCAGATGACGATGAATACTACTTTAAGAAGTCTCATAGCCTAGCCTATGCACATCTTGTAGTAGTTAATATGAACTTGTTAAACGATCCTACGAACTAGGGTTATACTACGACGCTTACCGCGTTTTTGAGCGTTTTCTTTAAGACTTATAGCTGGGCCGTATTTTAATTCCACGTCCTTGCTGTTTAGGGTTTTTAAGGTAAACCTAAACTGAATCCAATCTTGTTTTAAGAAAATGTTAATGGGAACCATACGGTTGCTTTCCCACCACCACGTGTCTGCCAACTCCATATAAAGTCGTTTTTGATCTGAAGTTTTTAAGGCAGCGTAATCGTAAATGCTGGTGATAACATCGTCGATGTTTTGAATGATTCCTATGTACTCATTGCCACCGTAGGTAACTAGGCTGAGAAAAGGAAATTCGTCTAATAATTTTTGGTATTCTAATTCCACAATGATATTTATAGCCAAATTCAAAGCTAATTACGAATGTGATATTCTGCTAAATATCTAATGCAGCAGATTTATAGTTATCTCTACGATTCGGTGGTCGTTGTCCAATTTGACACAGATCCCACTATACCAACAAGGAACAGAGTAGTGTACAACAGACCCTTAAAGCTTTATCAAGGTGTTGACAACATAGTTAAGATTCAGGTCTTGAACAGTGATCAAAAACCTGTAGATATCACCGATTATACCGTAACTTTCAATTTAATAGACAGTTACGTTTATGCCAACGCCAATGTTGTACTCAGTAGTCAAATGACAGTTAGCAATGCAAGGTCCGGATTAGGTTCAGTTACCATTGGACAATTGGAATTATTACAGTTAAACAGTTTAGATAGACAAGATTATACATACAATCTATTATTCAATAATGGTTCTGCAAATGTTGCAGCTTATGTAGATGATAATTATGGTGTGTCTGGGCAAGTAGAAATTAATCCCAGCGGGTATGCCGCTGGTGCAGCAGAATTATTAGATTTTGGATCTGTAGCTGACCCGGCTACAGGTGCAGATTTTGGAACAATTTAGGAAAGAACGATGGCTAAACAAGTACAATGGAGACGTGGAAACACAGCACAAAACAGCACTTTTGTTGGTGCGCCCGGTGAGGTCACGGTTAACACAGATAATTGGACTTTAATAGTTCATGACGGAGTAACTGCTGGCGGTTTCCCCATCAACGACATTAATCTTTCTAGTATCAGCAGTAACCTAGTGCCATCAGCCAATGTGACCTATAGTTTAGGTACTCCAGATCTTCAGTGGAAAGAGTTATTTGTAAGTAATCACACAGTTTGGATTGGTAATGTACCGTTAAGCACAGACCCAAATGGTGGGTTATTGGTAGGCGGTCAGCCTGTATTGGTAAACAACGGTAATGCCAGTGTAGCCACCAGTGGAAACATCACTGCCAATTACTTTTTTGGTAATGGACGTTATTTAACTGGAATAGTTTCAACTAGTAACTACGGTGATGCCAATGTTGCGGCATATTTGCAAGGTAACATTACTGCAGGTAATATAGTTGCTACTGGAATTTTTTATCCAAATGGTCAGCCTATATTAGGCGGCGGTGGCGGAAGTAGTACTGGTACAATATTAAGTAATTCAGCACCAGTTAGCCCTACACAAGGTGAACAATGGTTCGACCCAACTGCAGGTCAAATATACATTTATTACGGTAATGCTTGGGTAACTGCAAATCCTGGTATTGCGGGACCGACTGGACCAACAGGACCTGCAGGCCCTTCAGGAGGACCACAAGGACCACAAGGACCAGCAGGCAATGACGGCCCACAAGGACCAACAGGACCAGCTGGCGGCCCATCGGGACCACAAGGACCAAGCGGACCACAGGGCCCAACAGGCCCTGCAGGTTCACAAGGATACCAAGGACCTGTAGGTGCACAAGGGCCACAAGGCGTACAAGGACCACAAGGTATACACGGTAATGTTGGACCAGCTGGCCCATCGGGCATACAAGGACCACAGGGACCAAGTGGTCCACAAGGTCCTAGCGGAGCAGTGGGTCCCACTGGAATACCTGGTGTTGGCGGAATAAGAGGACTTCAAGGACCACAAGGCGCACAAGGACCACAAGGACCGCAAGGCCCAAGCGGAGCACAAGGTACTGCAGGAACTAGCGGACTACGTGGCTTACAAGGCCCACAAGGACCGCAAGGCCCGATTGGTGCAACTGGTAATACTGGGCCTTTAGGGCCAAGCGGTCCAGTCGGTGCACAAGGGCCGCAGGGTCCAGTTGGAGCTCAAGGTCCACAGGGACCGCAAGGCCAAGGCTACACTTATAAAGGCATTTATAGTGCAAATGTAGCATATACTCCTTATGATACTGTAACCTCAGGTGGAAATTTATACATTAAAGTTGGTTCAACTACCACTGGTTCTCCGCTTTCCGACGGACTAAATTGGAATTTAATTGTTAATGCTGGACCGCAAGGACCGCAAGGTGCAGCCAGCACAGTGCCTGGACCACAGGGTACACAAGGACCACAAGGACCAAGCGGACCACAAGGAGCAGCAAGTTCGGTACCCGGACCACAAGGTCCACAAGGACAAACAGGCCCACAAGGACCGCAAGGACCTAGTGGTTTCAACGGTGACAAATATGCTACAACTAGTAACAGTACTTGGACTATTACTTCTGTAAACGGTACTAGTGGCACTATTACTATCGGTACTAATCTAAGTTATACTGCAGCTCAAAACATATTTGTAGCAAAAGATGCTTACAATTATCAATTGGCTGCAGTTGTTGATTATTCAGCTAATGGTAGATTACATTTCAGCACCACTGGCTCGTTAGGCTCAGGAACATATAGTTCTTGGATTATTAACTTAGATGGTGCAGTCGGTAGTGCTGGTCCACAGGGACCTACTGGCTTACAAGGACCACAAGGTCCAAGTGGTGTTAACGGCAACGATGGAGTACAAGGACCACAAGGACCACAAGGACTGCAAGGTCCAACTGGGGCACGAGGACCACAAGGTACACAAGGACCACAAGGCCCAATTGGTAATGTCGGTGCGTCGGGCCCACAAGGCCCTCAAGGACCAGTAGGATTTACAGGACCTGCTGGCCCAGCTGGTGCGGCCAGTACTGTACCTGGACCACAAGGTGTTCAAGGACCAACTGGACCAATCGGTCCTGTGGGTGGAAACGGTCCGCAAGGACCACAAGGACCACAAGGAACATTTGGCGGAACAACCAATTTACCGTTAATTACTACCAATACCACAATCAGTACTAGTACTAGTACTGGCGCACTACAGGTTGCTGGTGGTGGCGGAATTGGCGGAAACTTATATATTGGCGGAAACTTAGTTGTACTTGGTACAATCACTAGCGCAGGTAATGTTGTAACTGGCGGAGGCAGTGGTGGAGGCGGTAGCGGTGGATTTACATTTAACGGTGCATTGCTAACACTCAGTAATACTGCTACTACAAGCCTACAGGCCAACAACTCGGGTATTTTAGTAGACGGTGCCAATGCCAGCTTGTTATGGAATTCAACTTACAATGATTGGACATTTAATACTGGTATTAGAACACTGGGAAATAGCGGAAATATCAGTAATGTTGCTACTTACTTTGGCAATAACATTGTACTAACTGGTAATGCAAATGCTGTAAATTACTTTGGTAATAACATTGTAGTAACTGGCTATGCAAACGCTGCAACATTTGTTGGTAATGGTTCTGGTATTACATATATATTAGGTTCTGCAGTATCAGGTACTGTACTGTCAGCAGTTACAGCACAATATGTAACAGGATTAACCGCTGCCAATGTTACTAATGCATTAGGTTTTGTGCCAATGAATAGTAATGCAAGTATTGTAAGTTCAGGAGTTGCACAGTATGTCACTGGTAATATTCAAAGCAATATTAATGGGCTGGGTGTATTATCAACAGTTACTGTTAGTGGAAATGCTACAGTAAATGCGTTAACTGTTAATAATTCAGTAACCATTGGCACAACACTAGGAGTTCTAGGAAATATTTATAGTAATGCTGCCAGTGGTACTAGTACATCAACTTCTACAGCATTGGGCTATATTGGCTTACCACAAAACAGTCAAAGTTCAGGATATACACTGGCATACGCAGATCAAGGCAAGCACGTTTATGTAACTGCAAACAGTACTGTAACGGTACCTGCTAACAGTACTGTAGCGTTCCCAATTGGCAGTGCAATTACAATTGTTGCAGGTCCTACCGCAACAGTGACTATATCAACTACATCTGATACTATGTATTTGGCAGGCACCGGCAATACTGGTAGTCGTACACTGGCCCCATACGGTATGGCCACAATGGTTAAAGTTGCTAGTACAACTTGGTACATTAACGGAACAGGATTGTCATAATGACAGGTGCAGTTGCAGTTATGGCTAGTTATGGCGGGAGTTTAATTCCTGTTGTATCTAGCATTAGTCCTAATACCAGTACAATAGCAGGCGGTGTTAATGTTACTATTACCGGAAAAAACTTTACTTGGGCCACTAGTGCCACAGTAGGCGGATCTGCAGTAACTAATTTTACTGTGGTCAGTGATACCAGTATTACTTGTACAGTGCCGTCTGGTAGTGCAGGAACTGCTAGTGTTGTAGTTACTAGCCCGTACGGCAGTAATAAGGCCAATACATTATGGACTTATACGTACCCTGTACCGACAATCACCGGTATATCTCCGACCAGTGGCCCAATACAAGGCAATACCACAGTTACTATCACAGGTACTAATTTTATCAATGTTACTGCAGTTAAATTTGGCACAACAAACGCCACAAATTTTACTGCCAATAGCACAACACAAATTACTGCAACCAGTCCAACAGAAACGGCTGGGGTTATTGATATTCGAGTAACTGCTGCAGGCGGAACCACTGCTACTAGCTCAGCTGATCAATTTACCTATATGAGTCTGGCTCCATTAATAACTGGTATTAGTCCTTCATCAGGATATATTGCTGGCGGAACTACAGTTACTCTCACTGGAGTACATTTTACGGGAGTAACAGCAGTTACAATTGGTGGAACACCTGCTACCAGTGTTGTAGTCAACAGCGATACCAGTTTAACTTGTGTAGTTCCAGCTGGAAGTATAGGTACTGCAAGTGTTATTGCTACTAATTCTTATGGTAGTAACTCGTCTAATACCTTATGGACTTACATTTATCCTCCTCCAACAATTACCGGGGTTTCACCTAGTAGCGGAACTACATTAGGCGGGACTTCAGTTGTGATTACTGGTACTGAATTTATTGGTGTTACTGCAGTTAAATTTGGTACATTAAATGCGTCAAGTTATACTGTTAATAGTTCAACCCAGATCACTGCAACTGCACCAGCCGAATCTGCTGGCATTATAGATATAACAGTTACTGCACGCGGCGGCGGCAGTTCGGTCCAGACATCAGACCAATTTACTTATACATCACCTATACCAATAGTGACTAGTGTTAGTCCGAATACCGGTGGTGGTGGTCTAACAGTTACTATAACCGGACAATATTTTACTGGTGCAACTTCAGTGACCCTTGGAGGTAACCCGGCTACATCAGTGGTTGTTAACAGTGATACCAGCATAACCTGCGTAATACCTAGTCATCCAATTGGACAGGTCAGTGTTAATGTAACTACAGCCAGTGGGACAAACACAAATAATACATTGTTTAACTACACCAATGGTGGATATAGTGGAGTAGATAGTGCAGAAGGATTAGTCACCCACGGTTATTTTGATAATGCGCCACATACTGGATATAGAATCACAACATCAACAGGTTCAGCAACTGTTAACAGCATAACAAATTCTATTTTAGGGTCTTCGGGAATGACCACATTGAATCCGCTAGATACTGGTAATTTTGACGACGGTTATTGGCATGTTACTTTACCATTTAGTATAAATTATTTAGGCACATCCTACAACGACTTTTATGTTGGCACCAACAGTTATATAACATTTACTGCAGGTTCAACAATTTATACAAATGTATCAAACATTTATCCAGCATTGCCTAAAATATTGTTGGCAACAGGCGATAACTATTCTAATAATGCTTGGTCTCAGGTATCCGGAAGTGCTCCTAATAGGACATTTAGAATTCGTGTGCAAGGAGTTAATTCTAGTAGCGGACCGTCAGCAAAAGGATTGCCGGTCCCTGATGGGTATAACATAGAATATGAAGTAACATTTTACGAATCTCCCAGCAATCAATTTGATGTACAATTTGGTGTAAATGCAATTCACGCTTAGGAAAAATAAATGGCAAATATCGGAACTGGAATAATTATTGATACTGGCGTTATAATTGATGGAACAACTCCTCCTTGGATTGTTACTCCGTATGTAAGTCCTCAAAATTTATATTGGAATGCTGTATTATCTCCGTTCAAACCACTGGTTTCTGTTGGTGGAAATGAACCAATGACATATTTTATTATAGATGGGTCACTGCCTACAGGAATAACATTAGACCCTATTACAGGAATAGTATCGGGTACTGCACCTCCAGTGACTTCTTCTACATCTGTTACATTTGGAGTACAGGACATATTCGGCATTGTTAATCCTATAACCAGTACGGTATCTTTTGTTATAACAAAAGGACCATTGGCTGGAATATCTACTTCACTATTGTTATTTCAATGGTCAAACCCTGCCAGCGGAAGTTCTACGTGGACAGACCTGTCAGGCCACAATAGAAATGGAACTATTGTAGGTTCTCCTGGTTATGTGGTTAACAGTAACGGTGATGCTGGACTACAATTTACTGCCAATGCAAGTGGTAATCAACGTGTAACTATTAAAAGCGATTACATAGGCGGTACAACTATTATGGTTGCAAGCCTAACAGGTGGGGCTGGCACTTTAGCCACTGACGTAGAGCAATCAACGGGTAGTGGTTTTAGCGTAAGTTTGTTAACAACAACACCTGCTTATCCTCAAACTGATCCAGCAACAGGCTTACCTGCGATAGTAGGTAGAGTTAATATATATTCTAATCCAGGTGGTACTGCATCGGGTGCATTCAATTGGGGCGCATCGACTAATAAAATTGCAATTTATGTGTTTAATATGGCTTATGGTACCAGCCCACAAGGATATCCAATCAATTTACCAACATTTTATATTGCCGGAACAAATACTGGAGCATTAAGTGGAATGCTTAACCAAACTCCGGGTGCATCTGAGTTGTATGGAGCTGAAGCTTCTAGTACTATTTTATCTGGATATCCAAGTGAATATGCCAGCTGGGGACAATCTTATTCGCCAAGTAGTGCCGCCTCCACAAATTATATGGAAATAAATGGCACTCTTTATGCTATTTTACAATACCAAACTAAATTGACTGGTGCTGCTTTAACCCAAACCATCAGCGCACTGCAAAGCTATTATAATTGTTAATGAGTTAAAATAAATATAAAATATATCGGAGTAATAGATGTTAAATTTTCCAGCAAGTCCATCAACCGGACAAACTTATTCAGCACCCAATGGTGTTACTTATACATTTGACGGCGTTCATTGGAATGGTGTTGCTGGAATTGGTGCGCAAGGCCCCCAGGGCCCACAAGGACAAACTGGACCACAAGGACCACAAGGTGCAGCTAGTACTGTACCCGGGCCACAAGGTGCGCAAGGACCCACTGGCGTACAAGGACCACAAGGACCTACTGGTGTACAAGGACCACAAGGCCCAAGTGGAAGTAATGGCAGCGCTGGAGCGCAAGGACCACAAGGACCTACTGGTGTACAAGGACCACAAGGCCCAAGTGGAAGTAATGGCAGCGCTGGAGCGCAAGGACCACA